GATGAATTTTGGGTTTCTCGTGGAATTACATACAACGCCACAACAAGACGTTTCACAGTCCCTATTGCTGGTGTTTATAGAATTACTATTAATCCATTCTTTAATACTGGTTCTGGTGCTGGTCGTGTTACTGTTGGTATTAACACCGACACACCAAGTTCATCAAACAACTGGGGTCATGCCTACAGAGAAGCCTCAACATATGACACAGTGGCTATAGATAGTGTTGTTTCGTTAAACGCTAATGATTATATTGTTTTCCGTATAAATCAAGGTGCTTTGTACAACTTTACTAGCGATAGATTTACTCAATTTTCCATACAGTTGGTTGGTTAAGGAGTACTAATGCCTCTTTCATCTGTTATTGGCTCATCATCAATCATGCAACCAGGTGTATGCACGTCGTCTACTCGTCCTGCGTCACCATATATTGGGCAAGTCATTTACATGACAGATGTAGACCAATCTGCCGTTTGGGATGGAACCTCATGGTCTGGACTTGACCGTAACCGTAACCGTAATGTGATCCACAACGGTGCCATGCAGATACATCAACGTGGAACCTCTTCAGCATCAATTACCGCTAACACCTATTTCACGGCTGACCGTTTTGCCTTACAACTTATAACTGCTGGAACTTGGACTCAATCTGTGGAAAATGATGCACCAACAGGTACAGGATTTAGAAAATCGCTAAAGATGCTTTGCACTACTGCCGATGCCTCTCCTGATGCTGGTGACATATTGACTCTTCAACAACGCATAGAGGGTCAAAATCTTCAACACTTCGCAAAAGGTACTGCGTCTGCAAAACCTTTCACTTTGTCGTTTTGGGTAAAATCAAATGTGACTGGAACATATATTGCGAACTTGTCCGACCCAGATAACACACGCACGGTATCGGCACCATATACGATTTCTGCTTCAGCGACTTGGGAAAAGAAGATCATAACTTTTCCTGCTGACACAACAGGTGCTTTTGATAACGACAATCAAATTAGCCTATTTGTTCAGTTTGCTTTGGTCGCTGGAAGTAATTACACATCTGGAACGCTGAGTACTGTTTGGGCGACAACAACAAACGCAAACCGATATGTTGGTCAACCCAATGTTGCATCTACGGTGGGTAACTATTGGCAGGTTACTGGAGTCCAGTTTGAGGCTGGTGCTGTCGCTACACCATTTGAGTTTGAAGACCACAGCACAACACTCGCAAAATGTCAGAGATACCTTTTCCGAACAAACGCTTCCACGACAGGTCTTGCTTACGCTGCTCACGCACTAGGGGCAGTGCAACAAACATTTGTAGAATGTTTATTACCTCTTCCAGTAACAATGAGAGCAATACCAACCTCACTCACTTACCAAAATCTGATGATAAACACAGCAGCCAATGTTTCGCATTCAATTACCGCTTTGGGAATAGGCACATACAGCACGACACCTGATATTGCTTCGGTATATGGGACCATTGCTACTTCTGTCACAGCGACATTCGGTCGGTTATTGAGTGACAACAACATTAATGGTTATGTGGAAATCAGTGCGGAGTTATAATGTTTTATTATATTGACCTTGAATCATTCGGGCAAGTGCAACGCCACATCCTGCAACCATTAGCAGACGGTGCTGTTAAGTCATTTCCCCTAACTGACGACAACCCAAACAAAGCCGCATACGATGCGTGGGTTGCTGAAGGTAACACCGCCGAAGAATGGGCACCTGAAGAAAACGGAGATATATAATGGCATTCTCCTTCCCTGCTTCCCCCGCTGTTAATGACACATACACAGTAAACAACCGTACCTATACATGGACTGGTTCTGTATGGGAAATGACTGGCGGTAAGATTGTTACGGCCCAACTACCAGACTTGGGCGTTACTACAGCCAAGATTGCGGCAAACGCTGTGACGCAAGCAAAACTTGATTCAGCACTATCTGGTGTCACTATTTGTACTTCTAGCACAAAACCTGTGTCACCATTTACTGGTCAAACTATATTTGAAACTGACACCAATAAAATGAAAGTTTGGCTAGGTTCTGTATGGTCAAGTGGATTCACACATACGGACACGCTTTTTGTTGAGTACCTTGTCGTCGCAGGAGGCGGAGGTGGCGGTGGTTCAAACGCTAACAACGGTGGCGCTGGTGGCGCTGGCGCTGGCGGTTATCGCACAGGAACTTTGTCGCTAACTATTGGTACTACATCTACGGTGACTGTGGGTGGTGGTGGTACTGGAGGTGCAAATACTGGTGCCAGCGGAGCCGCAGGTAGTGATTCTGTTTTTGGTTCAATTACCTCTACTGGTGGCGGTTTTGGTGGTGGTCGTATGCCATCAAGTAATGGTGGTGCTGGTGGTTCAGGTGGCGGTGGTGGAGGTGACTATCTTGGTGCGACACGCACGGGTGGTGCGGGTAACACGCCAAGTGTTAGTCCATCGCAAGGCAACAATGGTGGTAACGGCTTTGATGGTGCTAACTCATCAGGTGGTGGTGGTGGTGGTGCAGGTGGGGTCGGTGGTAACGCAGCAGGCAATACCAGAGGGCTTGCTGGTGCTGGTACAGCGAACTTAATTACTGGTTCAAGTGTGACTTATGCAGTTGGTGGTGTTGGCGCACAACCCAACGATGGCAACGGTGTTGCTGGTACAGCGAATAGGGGAAATGGTGGTGCTGCTGGTGGTGCGACTGCAAGTGCGGTAACTGGTGGCGCTGGCGGTTCGGGTGTTGTTATTTGTAAATATTTAACGGCTGATGCTTCTGGTTTAACAATCACTGGCGGAACAGCAACAACTTCTGGTTCATACACAGTTCGCACGTTTACAGCCTCTGGAAGTTTGGTGATTGCATAATGGCTATAGATTTCCCTAACTCCCCAGCAAACAATGCTTACTTTGAATCAAATGGTAAGGCTTGGACTTTTAACGGAACGTCTTGGGATATTGTCCAGACCCCTGCTACTTTAAGTATTGCTAGTGGTTCTATTAGTGCTACTGAATTGGCAAGTAACTCTGTTACTACGGTCAAAATTAACGCAGGGGCAGTAACTGCTGAAAAACTTGCAAGTACTGCTGTTACAGCGGGCACTTACACAACAGCAAACATTACTGTTGATGCACAAGGCAGATTAACTGCGGCTTCTACAGGAAGCGGTTTTGATGCGTTTAACGATCAAGTTTTTTTAGCAACACAGATATGGTCTTAATAAGGAGTAACTTATGCCATCATTAAGTAAATTAGCGTTACAACCAGCGGGAACCACGGGTGACGGTCTTGGTATTTTGGTTGCGGCTACTGCCACAGCAGGTACAGCAATCCACACTGCGTCATCAACTACCACAACGGTTGATGAAGTTTGGCTATACGCCTACAATAATCATTCTTCTTCTATCCTTCTAACCATTGAGTATGGTGGAGTTACCGCACCTAAAGATGTAATTAAACAGACCTTGACTGCTCAAAATGGTTTAGTCCTTGTAGTTGCTGGTCTTTTAGTTCAGGGAAACGCAACACCCAAGGTAATTCGGGCATTTGCCGCAACAGGAAGCCAAATCTCAATCTTTGGGTACGTCAATCGTATAACGGCGTAGTTCTATGACTGCATTTGGTGTACGCAGTAGGCTAAATACAAGTATTGGTACTTGGTTGAACCCTGCTTTTGGTGGTTTAGGTACAACAGTATTTGCCCCACCTACAGTTGAATACTTGGTCATCGCTGGTGGCGGAGGCGGCGGCGATGCATACGCTGGAGGTGGCGGTGGCGGAGGTTTTAGAACCAATGTGTCTGGCGCTACGTCTGGAGCAAACTCATCGGCAGAGTCAGCGTTTTCAGTAACCGCAGGAACTTCATATACAGTAACGGTTGGCGGTGCAGGAGCAAGAGGTGTCAACCTAACAAACGGGTCGGCTGGTGGAAACTCGGTTTTTTCAACAATAACATCACTTGGTGGCGCTGGAGGAATGAGTGAAAATGGTGCCGCTGGTGTGACAGGTGGTTGCGGTGGTGGTGGCTCATACACGGTTACTTCATCAAGTGGAACAGCAAACCAAGGACTC